GACTCTGTAAAGGAGAACTATTATCATATCCCGAAAGAGATTTTTGAGACTGAATATTTTAAGAAGCACAGATGTTTGACTCTGCCAGATGCTGCGGCTGACGGTGCGGGTAAAGTTTATGCTGTTTACGGTGTATATGATCTTGCAAGTGGTTGGAATAACATGGGCGGATCTGATTTAAGATTCCAGTCTGGTGCTGACTTCTCAATCGATAAGATGTTATTTAGAAGAATGTATGATGGTTCAGGACCTGCACAAGCAGCTGAAGAGTTACAATACTATGTACTTAATGCTTCACTTGCCGATCTGTCAAGGCAGATTCTTGAGAATCCGATCTCTTTCCAGTACTCAAGATTAACTGGTGATTTAAAGTTCATGGGTGATACACCAAAGGGTGATATTATTCTAGAGGTTTATGAGACAATTCCAGACTGCGCTCTGTATGATGATGAGATCTTCTTTAGATATATTAGCGCAAAGATCAAACAATCACTTGGTGCCAAATTGGGTATCTTCAAATTTGCTTTACCTGGTAATGTAGACTTTGATTATGATGCAATTAAATCAATGGGTGATGATGAACTTTCTGCTATTGAAGAAGAAATCAAGGGTGATGAAGGTGTGGACTGGATGTTCCATAGCTAAAAGAGATACATATAAAGATGGAATTGTACATTAAATATATAGGAGATCCTAACTATGATCCAAATCAAGTTCATATTGAGAATGAAGTACAACAACTTATAACTCAAATTGAAACTACTCTTTTTACTGATAAAGGAGAAGTTTTAGGCGCTCCTGGTTTTGGCTGTAATTTAGAAGATTTGATATATTCATTACAGTACAATGAACAGCAATTGAAATCAACAATAGAAGGTCAGATAAACGCGTATTGTCCACTGGCTAAAAAATATAACGTGAAAACCGAAATTAGCTTTTTACGAGGTACTGTGAGAGATGTTGCTTATATTGACATCACAGTTGATAATAGTTATCTTGTGCAGGTTTACGTAAATTAAATAAATAAAACGGATGGCAGATCTTAAATTTTTAAATAAGCTTAGAGTAACAGGTGCTCAGATTAAACAGGATGCAAGAACATATATTTCTCGTATCTATAATCGTGCAGGTACCTTGTTCACTGAGGCCTCTCCTTTCGCACAGCTCTTAAATGTAATGAGTGAGATGAGTGAATTGATTATGTTCTACGTAGAAGATTCTTTAGTGGAACAGAATATTTACACGGCTCAACAGGCCGAGTCAATTTACGGTATGTCAAGACTAACTGGACATGATGCAACTAGAGGCTATGCTGCTTTTGGTGAAATTGAGTTTAGGTGGAAGCCGGGCGCTGATTTTGTTAAAATTGCAGGTACTGGTCTAACATTTGATGGTAGAGCTGTTATTAAGTTCGACTCAAATGGTCTAAAGTACACTGTTCAAACACCAAGAGAAAGATTTAGAGTTGAGAAGAGTAATAAGAATAAATTTTCATGTGAAATTATACAAGGTGAATATGAATCACAAACTGTAACTGGGACTGGAGAGAATCTTCAGTCTTACAATATAAACGTTAGAGGATTAACTGACCATAACAAAATTACAGTCTACGTAAACGGCGAAGTATGGACTAAACATGTTTCACTCTATGACATGAACGCTAATGAAAAAGCTTATATGGTTAAGACTGGAATTAGCGGCGGATTAGACCTTTACTTTGGTAACGGTTCTTTCGGTATGCCACCTGCAAATGGTGCCACAATCGAGATTGAGTATATTAAACACAGTGGCTCTAAAGGTAATTTGCCTGATGGTTCAGATCTAACTGTAAAATGGGAAACGGAAGGTGAGGATTCAATTGGAGAACTACATGACCTAAATGAATTCTTTGATATAACAGTAACATCTTCTCCGAAGATGGGAGCAGATCGTGAATCAACTGATTTTACAAGGATTCTAACACCACTTGCAAGTAAGTCGTATGTGTTAGCCACTCCAGACAACTATGAGTACTTCTTATCTAAGTACAACCAGTTTTCATATATTGATGCTTACAACCGCACAGACGACCAGTATTTAGACGACGATAACGTAGTTTACATCTTTGCAATGCCAGACTTTAAGAGAAAGTTAACTGCAGGTATGGATTATTTCTCTCTACCGCAACAAGAGATGTTCTTTACACAAAGCGAATATGATGCAATGTATCAGGTGTTGCAAAACTCAGGCCAGATGATGATGGCTGCTGAAGTTAAATTCGTAGAACCAATTGTCAAGAAGTATAGTATGGATGTTGCAATCAGATACTTTGATGGCTTTAGTAAACAAGAGATTGCAAACGACGTAAGAGCAGCTATCTCAAATTATATGCTTAACATTACGAGAAGAGATAAGCTGCCTAAGTCAGACATTGTCTATATTCTTGAAGAGATTGAAGGTATTGATTCGGTTAACGTAAGATTCATTAGCCAGAAAGAAGAAGATGCACTTAGATTGGGTTACTATGAGACTGTAACTACAACTATTCAGCCACAAGAACCAGTTACTCTTGAAAATATCGGTAACGGTAAACAAAAATATGTATTCTTCCAGAAGATTGAGGAGTCTAATCTAGTTAGAATTAACCCAGGAGATTCTATCCCAGACTCAGTTAGAGGCTTAGATCAATGGGGTGATATTATAATGGGCAAAGATGAAGTTGCTATCTTTAGAGGTGGTTGGTTAGACCGCGATGACGATCTTGTCGATGATGATGTAAAATTAAATGAAGAGGCTGCACTAAGTATAAACTTTGATGAAGCTCCTGTGCCTAGAACAATTTACACTAGAGTGCAAGCTGGAAATAGAAAAGCGTTATAATGGAAGCACCCTTTAAAGGCTTATTAAGGTATAAACGTAGAAAGATTTATGATGTTGCAAAGCACCGTAAAGACTCTAGACTTAATACTGGTTACGATTATAAGGACAATCTTTTTAATCTGATGACCTCGAAACACATTCGTAGAAATCAGATTATTAAAGAGTTTATGCTCTTTCTTAATGATTATTTTTACAATATTATTAAGGGCGTTAAGCACCTAAAAACGTTTAAAAATTACACAGTAGAAAAAGACGATACTAATGTACGATAAACTAAGATTTTTTAACGGATTTGACTATGACATGAACATGGTCAAAGATGCTGATGGTATCTGGCAAGGTAACGTCTATCTAGATGAAGTATCTGTTGGTCTCTACGAAACGGCTAACATTTTCTTATTAGAGGAGACTGGCTACTACTATGCGGGTCAGACTACATCTGCTACAATGCCAGGTTTGATTCAGCCGATTGAAAATTCAGTTGGTTCAAAACTAGTTTGTAAATGGATTGATGAAAAAGGAACGTCTAGTGATATTTTTATCTACGGTGCGGAAATGAAGAATGGCCAGCCCGTTATTACACACCATAAAGAGTTAACATTAGAGCCACAGCTACAGTCGGTTGCACCTTATAATGTTGTTGATGGTGTTAAGTATTATGAGAAGCTGGACTTTAAAAAATTGAGCAACCAAGCACTGCAGTTAAATGTAGCTTTAAGATCTAATGCTGACGGACCACACAGGCGCGTCTTAGGTATTTATGATGTAGTTAATGGAATTGAGACACAAGTCGCTCAGATTGCATTCTATGGCGAAGTGGTTGCCGAAGACGAAAGACTTAGAACTTTACTACAAAATTTCGGCGCAACTCTAGATGAAGGAGACTTCCTACTCTTTAAAGAGCACGACATCTCGGAACAAAGCCCAGACTATAAACTCTTAAACAGAAAGCGTAAAGAGCTCTTACTAGAGCTACATAATATTAAACCCTTCGTTGGTACTTACAAGGCAATCTTAAATGCGATTGACTTCTTTGGTTATAGCAATATAACACTAAAAGAATACTGGATGAACGTTGACAAGAGCAAACCTTCTTTTGGTAAACTCTTTGCGATTCCTGTCCCTAATTCTTCGGTGCGCGGTGAGATGTTGCGTAAGAAGTTGACGGTACAGATCCCTTCAAGTACAATGAAGAAGACTAGTCGTTTTAGCCTAGTCTACAGATTAAACGAGCCGAACGGTGGTGTTGACCAGTGGGATATTCCAACCGTTGATGAGATATTTGAGTATACACCGGATGAAATCTTAATCAAGCTCTATGGTTTAAAGCAGAAATTACAGCGTGAATATCTGCCATTAAATACTAAGATTGTAGATATTACAGCAGAAGGTGACTACTTTACTCAGAGAAACTTAAATGTATGGAACGTTCAGAATGAGATTGGTTTTATAAGTGAGGGTCATGATATTAAATTTAAGGTTGCGCCAGAAGGTAGAACTCTCTTTATTGAGGATTTGGGTCTAGTGCTAGAGACAACTTTAGATAAGAATAGTGCTGACTATCAAACATACTTAGGTTTTACACCAGCTGATTTTGCAATAGCAACTACATCTCAACTACAAGAACTCGAAGATATTTACAATGAGTTCTACGAGTACTACATTGAAAGAGACTTAAGGACGTTTAACCAGGATATTCCAGTTGGCTGTCCGGTTATCTTAGACGGTAGTGAAACTTTTAGGGACACTTGGTTCGACGGTGGTTTTACATGGGACGATGCTATTGACCCGAACTCACAGCTCTTAGTAACTTGGGATAACTGGTGGAAACGCTGGGTTTATGAAGTTGAATGGCTTGTAACTGGACCTAATGGTTTTAGCTTTGAAGTTCGCGGTGATATTGACAACTATCTAACAATGCCAATTATAGTACCTTACGAAGGCAGCTATACGGTTGAGATGAGAGTTTATGACCTTTTTGGCCATCGATCACACTATAGAGAAAGAGATCTTTTTCAAGTTGAACTAAAAGACGTTGAACTCTATGGAGTCTATAAGTGGTTAGACCCAGTAAGATGGAATGATAAAGGCTTAACTTGGAATAAGTCAGGTGGCTATTGGGATAACGCTCAAGACAGTAGTGTAACTGTAGACCAGGCAATTGCAAGTCTATCCAATACGCTAGACAGGGCTAATTATTTACACGATGAAAGCCAAGGTATTAGGTTTTCAATGGTAAGAAGGTATAATGACACGTTAACTGAAACTGGTTTTTCAGAGACTACTGGGCCGTACCAATTTGATGAATCTAGGTTTAGATGGAGAGACACTGAACATCTTTCTTGGAATGCAACTAGGGTTGGTAGTGATTTGTCTGCATCTTTTAAAGTTTACGATATAGAGAATGGCGATGAAATTGCGATTGACTTTAAAGATCCAAATACTGAAGTTATTACAACAGGTTCACATGTGATTACAAGCAATACGGCAAGCTCGCCGGTTAACACAGCTCAATATGAAGCTGAATGGGAAGCAATTAGAGATGAATTAAATAACTCAACCAATCCAATCATTCAGAAGTTTAACTGGAACGCAGTTTTTCACGATACTAATGGTGACGGCTATGCTGATACATTTTTGTATATGCTGGCTGTAGGTAAAGAGTACTCTAAGAATTATGACTTTGAGAGTGTTACCGTAACGCCAAATGGCGCAAGTGCTATTTTAGCCGATGGAGAATTACACGTGGTTCACTATAATCCAGGTTTTGATGATACTAAGATTTTTAGAGAATATACTGAGGTTGAAAGATCAACTCACGTTACAATTGCAGCTGATGCTACTAACATGCCGGGTATTAAAAACCCAAAGTGGGGCATTGTAAACAGAAGCAACCCTGAAATAAATGATATATACTATGATAGTATGTGGTTAACCTACATATTCCAAGACCCAGGTACTTATGAGATTACACTTGAGGTTGAAGATACCAATGGTAACCACAACGTCGTCAAACGTAATATGATAAATGTAAAATAATAAACAAACAAAAATGGCAAACATTACACAAATCTTAGGAACAGATTCTATCTCATCTTCTAGGCCAGTTATTAATAGTAACTTCCAGCTGGTGAATGATGATATTGCTGATCTACAGGCACTTCTAGATCCTACAAATGCTACTATTCAGAATATTTCATCTGCAACAGTACAAAGCTTGACAGTACTTAACGGTACAACAAACATTGCTACATTTACAGCATCCGGTATTGATTTAGACGTTGATGTTGAATTTGCTGCAAGAACTACGATGGCCGGTGAAATTGTAAAGCCTGGTGTTGAAGGTAGCGCTGTAGTTCCAACTGCAACAACGTCTCCGGGCTCTTTAGCCGAGTCAGCTTATTTTGTAAATACGGCATTCTTGTTACCGGCAGGTATCGAGGGTCAAGAAGTAACCATTATCAACGTTAATACTAGTGCTGTTACAGTTGGTGTTCAAGCAGGATCAACTTTAGGAGCAACTTCTATTAGCTTAGATGGACAGAACTCAACAGTAACATTAAGATACATCGGTACAGTTTGGTATGTGATCTCATCACACGCTGCAACTATATCGTAAGCAATAAATTAAAAGAATATAAATGGCAACTCCGTTAGTTAGAATACCTCAACCAAGAGGCGGCACGATGTACGCTTTTGCGTCTTCTGCTAGAGATATGACTAGGGCGTTCAATAACCCTGACCTGAACTTTGAGTTCAGCCGTTATGCGTTATTGGATTTACCTGACTTTACACAATCCACAAATGGTGCAAATACAATTGACTTTAGTTTAAACCTGGTTAATGCATCTGGAAGTGCTTATTCTGCCGGCGCGCCAAACATTGATTTTGCACAGACTTTTCAGAATTATACATTAAATGCTGAAGAGCTCTTATTACAAGATGACGATTACGATCCAATAATTCTACAGTCAGATGCTGAAAAATTATTCTTTAAATGGTTAAGCAATCTAGGTGCGATTAGATTTAGAACTGCTGATTCAAACGAGGCTACAATCGGCGCTCTAACCGAAGAGAACAATTCAATTCAGACTGGTGCTGTTTATGATCGAGTAGTTAAGTACATTGGTACAATTGACGCTGAGAACGATATTGCATATAAAGGTAATGCATATCATGAAGTTTACATTAACGTGCCAACTTCAGTAGGTTCAACGCCAACTGTTCTTTTCCAGCCTAGACAATATAACACAACAGCAACCAAACTCTATGCTGATAATGTAATTGAAGGCAGATCGGGTCAAAACCACCCAGATCCAAACATCAACTTATTATCAGTTGTAGATACTTACGACGTAGGCACAGGTGAGGCCTATTACAATATTAATCCAAATGCAACCGATAGCGTACAAATTGTTTTTAACGATACCTCATATGCTCAGATTACAAATGTATCTGATGTTGAGAATTTATTAGACTTTGCTAAAACAGGCCAGCAGTTTACTTTCAATGCCATTTTGGTTTACTATGACTTATATAGCGCTTCTAATCCTTCACAAAGGGCGACTAACTTATATGGTATTCTAATCTTAGATGAAATTCAGTCCACTGGCGGAACTGGTTCTAAGATTCACGAGCAGATTAAATTTAAACCGAATGAAGTAACAGGACTTAACGGTAATGCCTTCTCTTTGAAGCTTAACCTTAAGTTTAACTCTTCTCTAGATAACGTTGGTGTTGAGACTTCAGTAAATGACTTTACTACATTCTCAATGGATCTGTTTATGGATACGACGACTGCTCTTGAGAATGCAACTGAGTTATTAATTGAAGCTAACAGAAGATATGGTTATCTAGCAGAGAGGCTGGATAGCGTAGAGAATCTAGTAGTTGGTAGTCAAGAGAATGATGAACTAGTTGCTAGAATAGCTGAGGTTGAAGAGCAGATGCAGAATGCATCTCTACAGCTACAAGACTCAGATTCTCTGTTACAACTTATTACTAAAGCACACGACCGTATCAATTCAATGATTGACGGTACTATCCCAACTGAGATCCAATATAATACTGACGTAATCTTTGCTGGTGCAGGTACAAGAATTGATAAGTCTAATCCTGAAAAGATTAAGATTATAAATGATGTAAACGGATACTCTATCACACCTGCATTTACATGGGATCAAGTTGGTACTCCGACCTTGATTACTACTAGCAGTCCGTTTGACGTTGGTGCATCAGGCCAAGGCGCTCAAGCTTTTGGTATTTATGCTAAATTAGCAAACTATACAAATAGGCTAAGTTTACAGAACTTATTAACCAATGACCCTAATGATGATCTAGATATATACATTGACGATGGTTCATTTGCATGGAAAGCTGGTCAATTATTTAAGATCTCTTTCGATACAATAAACATGGGTGGTAACTCAATTAACATATATACGGGCCGCGCTACTGGGTACGATAAGACAATTGCAACTCTACAGCCGGTACAGCTTATTAGTGATAAGCCATATATTGAGGTTGTGTGTATCGACCCTATAAACTACATTTTTGAAGTGGATATATTAAGATAAGATGAATACAAATAACTCAATTTCTAGCACGGTTAAGAAACTTCTCGAGATCAATACTAACTCGTTGAAGACCTTCGAACGTATAAACGAAGCGATTACAACACAAGAGAAGAACGTGCCACTTGAAATCTTAAACGGTGAAGGTGGGACAACAACTGTTTATGTGCCTTCTTTTGGCTACATGAAACGTGAACTTGAGCGTTTAGATACTAATCTTAAAGCCCTAAGCGGTCTTGGTAAAGGCAATACTAAAGTAAGGCTTTCAGATGGTACTTACCAAAATGTAATTACATCTAGACTTAAGAGCCCTGCAAACGATATTAGAACTTTTACAAAGCCGGATCAATTTAAGGTAAAGTCTAACTACTTTTTTGAAGACTTTTTGAACCCGCTTTTATCAGTTTCATTTAATGTTACAAATCAAATTCCAAGCGATACCGAGCGAGTTCTTGTAAAAAGAATTCTTTTTGACAATACTAGCCAGGCTGCTGTTGACTTCTTTAACGAGAACTTCTTAAACCAAGAAGAAATTGACCATGCACAGGCAATTAGAGATATTGCTAACAATAACATTTCATATCAAGTTGACGAAGAATTAAGAGACATGCCTTATCAGAGTGTTCTCTACTTTGGTTCTTTCGACGTTTTAGCAATAAATGACTCTAAGAGAACAGTAACTATTGACGGTCAGACTAAAAGAAAGGCAGTTAAAAGATACCGCCTAGACAAGCTAACATATACAGATTCTAACAAAGACGTTAAAGATACCGAGGTCTTAAAAGAAGGTGATGAACTTATCGTTAATACTGGTAAGATGACCACTAAATATAAGGCTACTAGAGTAGACAGTTCGACAAGAGAGGTTGAACTAGAGCTTGTAGAAGGCTTTGAGGCTATTAGGATTGGCGCTAACGCACTTAAAATTTATAAGAATACAAACATTCAGCTGAATGTAGAAATCAACGTAGGGTTCAACGAACGCGTCCTAGTGTTTGTTAAAGCAATTGACCCGGATTCTAAAATTCTAGCTGAGAACTGGTCACCTGGTGTTGGCTTTTATACTAATGACCTGAGTAGAGTTGATGAGGACGGAAACGTTATAACTCTTGCAAATTATTACAAAGAAGAAGTTGCTGACTTTGGTCAATTTATCAGAGCACTAAAAGAGGACTCAATACCACCTTCAACTGAGGGTATTACGCCAGATGCTCCAACAATTGACGCTGCAAACTTTAGTGTTGTACAAATTAACAGACACTTAACTGATAATGATGCTGCTAACAAGATTAAGCAGTTGTCAAGAGATAAAGTTGCAGTAGAGGAGGCAATCAAGAAATTAGACGATACAATCGTTAAGAAGAGATCTGAAATCGCGACTAAAAAATACACGTCGCAGATTGAGTCTGATAAAGACAGAAACCAGTTAGCGAGCTTAGTTGAGCAGCGAACTTCTGAAACTAGACTCTACGGTTCTATTGTAAACCAGGTTCAAAGCCTTTCTTCAGATACTAATGTTACTAACGTAACTCCTAAATTTAGAATTAGAGGTTTCTGGTCTATTCCAGCCGATAAAAAGGTTGCTTCAACCACAGATCAAAGAGTTGTACAATTTGTTATTCAGTACAGATACCTTTCAACTAGCGGTAAAGCACCTGAAGTTTCTCAGTTGACCTTTACCGAAGATGCTAGAGAGAAAACAGCAGTCTTCTCAAACTGGAATGAAGTTAAAACACCAGTTAGAGAAAGAGCTAAAGATCCAGTAAGTGGAAAGTTTGTATGGCAAGACTCTTTAATAGAGGACGGTCAGAAAGTTAACTTTAACCAGCTTGACATTCCTATTCAACAAGGTGAAATCGTTGAGTTTAGAATCAAGTCTGTTTCTGAAGCTGGCTTCCCAGCTAATCCAATCATGTCAGACTGGTCAGCTCCGATTACAATTGCGTTCCCAGATGCTGAGTTAGACACGACTGATCTACAAGATATTGTTGATCTAAACAAAACAGAGTTAACAAGTGTCAGACTAGCAGAAGAGCTAGACTCTAAAGGAGTTTACACACATGTTGGCGACTCATTTACTGCTAACGAGAGCTACTATGCGCACGTTGCAACTAATCTGGCTTCGGGCTTTTTATCACCTGAACAAAAGCCAATTTCAGTTTACGATAAACTGGCTGAACTACAGCAGAAAATTGAAGCGCTACAACAACAAATTGAAAATGCCAAAGGTGAACTTCTAGTTAAACTTATTGCTGAAGACGGTACAGTAACTATTATTAACAAGAATACTAATAATAAGATCTTTGCTGGCTATTACGTAGATGAGGTTGCTGAAATTTCAATTAAGAAAGGCCACATTGTAACTAAGACATTTAAACTCCTACTTGAGAATACTAAAGCAACTCAACTTGAATTAATTTCGAGAATTGCCGGTGAAAGAACAAAACCAGCTTACAGATCTTCTGCAAGTGGTTCTGTTGCAGGTATACATAGCTTTGGTAACGTAAGTAACGACCAGGGTACTAATGATGTTGATGATAAGATAGTATCAGACATTTATTACACAAGCAAAGGTAAATATGATCTTGCGCCTATTCTTTACCAAAACTTAACAGGTACCGAATTAACAAGATATGATCTATTACAACCAGCGCCATATCAGTCTGCTCAGAGAAGAGGTCAATTCATTTACTCAAGGTATATGGATATTGCTAACGTTGAGCCTCTGTATGCAGTGAATGCGGTGACAAACCAGCAAATTTCAAGCACTAACTTTAGATACTATGAACATACGTTAAGTTACGGTACGTTTGAGGGTAGTGATGCTAACTTCTTAACGCCTGATGGCGATGCTGATTCAACTAATTATATTTGGGCAGGTTCTTTCGGTAGATACTGGTCTTCATCACAGCAGACCCCACCACTGATTCAATTCCAAGAATGGGGCGGTTACGACCCGGAAGCAGTTGACTGTACTGCAATTACAAGTATTAATACCACTACATACAACAATGGTATCTTTATGCATAAGGACCATCCAGATATTGAAACTTTCTTTGGGTCAACATATCCACAGGCCAATTCAGATCCATCAGATTTAAAGGATAGCGAACAGGTGCAAGCGCTACAAGCTATTGTAGACAGTGGTATCTACACAATGCCGATTACAGCTAATATACCGAACGGTGCTCTAACCAGTACGCATTTAGGTTTAACAGGTTATGCTCTAAAACAATTAGGCTTTAGAGATACTAACAACATGATTACGGCTGACAGAAGAACGTTTAAAATGTCTTTCGATGCCAATGATCAGTATCTACTAGGAGGTCGCTCTTGTGGTGCTTTCTTATACATGTCGCCAATTAACTTATTCTCACTTTCAATTGATGGTGATAATGATCTTTCTAGAAAACACTTAAATCAGGGTGATGCTAATGCTATTGCAGTTGATATTGTATTCCAGTACAGAATGACTGATTACGCCGGTAACGATACTACGACCGATATTGGTAACATTGCAGGTTTAAGAGGTTCTAGTGTTTCTAACGTTACGTATTCTAAGAAAATTGGATTAGATATATTCGACGAAGGTGACGATCAATTCTCATTTGACTTAGAAGTATTTGCTAAATACTCAGCAAAAGGTAGCAATATTAACTCGATTAAGGCTGCTCAGCTAGTTGCAAATACGGCTGTTGGTAATGATGTTTCGGCTGCATCTCCAATCTCACCACTAGGCTTTACTCTTTACTCTAGTTAAACTTGTTTATCTCAAGTTTCAGTCTATGATATATAGATTGCAGAAGCTATATAAAAAAGAAGGCAATAGATGGCATTACAATCAATTAACTTATATTCTAAAACTGGAATAACTAATCCATGTACTGGTGGTGGTCAGGGTACATTAGGCGTTTTCTATTGGGATGACGATGATGGCTCCAGCGGTAGTCTAACACCGAACTCTTTAGACACTATTGTAAGTAATAGTAAGGAGATCTATAATGATAGCTTATTTCAAAGTTTAGCACAGGATGGTTGGTATGCTGAGTCTCTCTTTCCTGGTCAAAATCAAGTTGATGTGTATCAGTTTCAGAGTGGTAGCTGGGGGAGTTATACGCAATGTCAACCTTCTGCTACAGCTTCAATTACAGTTTATTATAAAGACCCTAATCAATTAGACCCTAGTGTAGGTCCTGATGACACTAATCCTTGTGACCCTAATGTCAGCGCATCCCAGGAAACAATCTACTATGACTCTACTGCCCAAGGTGGAGTAGGCTTTGGTTTAACTCTAGCACAGGCTATTCAGTACAACGTAGGCGTTTTTTATGATTTTAGTCTGAGTCAACAACTAGATGACGGTTGGTACGCTGACGATGATTTTCCAGATTCTGTAAATGATGTAAACGTTTATCTTTTTTTAGGAGGCGCTCATTATTCAAATCTAAATACTAACGGTTATATTATATGCCAATCAACGGGAGGGACCTCTACAACTAGTGGAACTAGTGGAACTAGTGGAACTAGTGGAAGTTCTGGGACTGCAGGTGCTTTTTCATTAAGAGTAACCGCAGCAGAAGCAGCGCCTTTTTTATGCCAAGATGTCACAGATGATGATCCCGATTCAACAATTCCTTTCTATACTATACACTATTGGACATCTAGTGGTCCTTTAACACTAGCTCAAGTAGCTGATGCAAATATACCTATTTTCTCAGATGAGAATAGTGCTGTTGACTACGGCCTTCGTGTTCAGAGTGGAGTTACACCAACGTACAGTGGTATTATTAAGTTTAGTGGTTACTTTAGAGAATTTAAGCAGAGAGGTATATTCTATTGGGAATTTAATGACTCTAATCCGGCGAATTCTAAGTGGAGGAGCGAGTTACAAGATGATTGTCCGCCTATTCCAGAACCACAAGCATGGCCTATAACACTTTACCATGATAACACTTTGTCTAATCCAGATAGTATTTCAGAATACTGCTGTAGCAATAATTCAACTTCAGCAGTGTGGTATTACTGGAGTGTAAATCCTTATCCAAATCTATTAACTTTAGCTAATGCTGGTATTTTACTCTACAATACTGCAAATGCAGCTGAAATTTCTTTATTTCCTGAACTTATCCCATTTGGTATATGGGGAGATGACACTGGCATTGGCACTGATAAACTGCTTAAATTTAGACCTAATGATGATCTTCAACCAACATGGTTCGGCCTAGACGATAGTGATACGGAGACAGAGAGCCCTAACATCACACAATATTTTAACTGTGGTTATTTTACTCAGCCTGCTGGTAGCCCGAATACCAACATACAGAGTACAAGTCCTTTTGCGAACAAAGTATTTTATGCTTTTCATTCATGTGATCCAACAGCGGGCGAACATATTTTACATGTAGTCGACGGGCAGCATTTTGCTAACGTTGACAACTTTATGAGTGACTTTATAGAAACTCTAGTAAGAACTAACCCTAAGTTGACAACTATTGAAACTGGCGTTATTGGCTGTCAAACTTACAAGCATAAAGTTATTGCAGAGAGCATCGAAGAAGCAGTGCAGCTTTTAAAAGCGGAAAAATTGAACGGTGTCAAATATTATGATGCTGTACAAGAGTCTGAGTTAAGTGATTTAGGTATTGGTGACTTTGTAACTCTTAGTATTTACGCAGACTGCTGTGATTGTATACAAAGATTAAACGATAGTAGGTATCAGTTTGGTGAAACTGGTGTTGTTCAACCAGCTGGCCTAGGGCCTAACTTTGCAGTAGAGAGAAATGCAAAGCTGGATAACGTTGCTAAACCTCTTTTAAGAACTAATCCTAAACTAACAACTAATGTTAAACTTGTTGTTAACTCAAGAGATGAACTATATCTTGATTCGATCAGTGCAACTGATGATTTAGCATCTGCTAATTACAAGAAGTTCCCGGTTAATCCAAGAGGATCGTATGCGTATGATCTGACTAGATTCTACACTAAGAATAAAACACCGCTTGAAATAGTTTACACAACTAAGAGGCGAGATTCTGACTTCTCTGTTTTCTCTGAGTATGAGAAACAGATCGAAGAAGATTACCATTACGGTACGGCAATGAACTACTCTAAGTTATATGACGAGGAGTTTAGAATGTTTGCTCCGATCTATGTTGATCTAAATATGCCTAAGAAGTTTGTAATCTACAGGATAAACGACCCTAAGGATAGTACTTCTTTTACAGATAGTGCTCTTGGCAACGAAGCTAGAATTAAAAAGTTAATTGAGAAATCTGAGATTGTTAAGGTTTTTGATCTGACTAAAAATAGTAATATCGGTAAGTATTTAAGAAATTACGTACAGGATCAAGCCTTTCCAAAGGCTCCGATTACATTCTCATTCGAAGAGAATGAAAAGACTACATATAATGGTATTGATTTAATTAAAGGTGGTTTTACTAAGAAGGCTGAGTATATGCATAACGATTTTATACTTAAAGATAAGCCTTTAGTAGCCGCTAATGATTTTGTTACAGATGGCTTTAGAAGAAACCATATTGCGGCTGCAAACATCATCAACATGGAATTCTTGTTCGATGACCCACATGCAAGTACTTATTCAGTTAACAGATATATTGGTCTTTACGTAGATGATATTGAGACTGGTTCTGGTCGAGTTTCTTCGATTAGAAATGGTAGTATTATCTTTAAGAACGTGAACTCTAACATGAGCTCTACGTTTGACTATGCGGCAATACCTTCTTATAAGATGTTAACTGAAATGCCAATTTTAGCATATGCTAGAACTGGCGAAAATTACTATAAGCTAGATAATACAAAGAGCTATGACCATAGTAGACTGGAGCTTAGAGTTCAGGACTCTAGAAATGAGATCCCAACACAGCTGGGTATACAGTACAAAGGTCAAACAATTGACATAAAGGCTAATCCTAACAGGGGGTTTGACTTTATCAAAGTTAAAGTTGTCGATATTCCAAACCACAACGATAAAATTGCACTGGCTACAGTAAAGAATGAGTCTTATAGATTTACTTTTGTTAAATTTGTAGCTAATGTTAACGTTCAGATTGATGATTCAGTTGGTAATACAATAACTTTTAACACTGGTGCTGATATTACTACAGCTCTTTCTAACGTACAAACCGCATATACAGCTCCATTTGCTGATGTTTACAACCTTGAAATTTTAGACAATGGCTTTATCTTAACCGAGAAGTTAGCCAATCTACTTAATCTAGCACCAGAAGTTACCACATCGAATGGTAACGTCTTTAATAGAAAGGAGATCTATACAAACGTTGAGATACCAAACAGATCTTATTATGCCGCAGATCCAAATACTGCAAGCCCGAATTACTTAACCAAAGGAACTTTCAGCGGACAATACTTTTCTGCTGCTGGTAATACTAGAGATGTCGCTATTGCTTTAACTAAGTTAATTAGAGAAAGAGGAGACTTTGATGCATTTAACATTGGTGATGAGATTTATATAAGTGTTAAGATACCGGGTTATAAAATTATGCAGCAAGCATTCTTAGTTAACAGGAATAATACACTACCGTTCTTGGAGTTTGATGCTATTAACGTAGACTCTGATAACGAATTAGAGCTAGGAGATTTAGCTATCGGTACTTCTGGCAACTGGGATGCGTATTTCTTTAAAGGTGGTAATTTAGAGAATAAGAGTATTTTAGTGACTAAAGAAACTGCTCCAATTATAAGTGTAGGTGAGTATTTACCAACTGCATATAAGGGGCGTTATAATAGAGTCGTAGATATTGTTCAAGATATTACAGACCCTGCCGGTGATTACTTAAAGGTTATATTATCTTTGGAGAACTCAGTTAAGGATGGTGAGGTTAGAGTTTTTGTAGATAGAGACTTAACGATGGGTCTATTCTCAGCATACTCAATTTACGATATGGACTTTGACTTCCACGATACAGCTAATTCTAATCTTAAAGAATTGAATCACGAGACAATAGACCAGATAGTTTATGAACCTTATAGTGGGGTTAGTCAAAATACTAGTCCAGGAGCAGGTGACCTAATAAAAACCGATGTTCTAGATGCAGCTTACGAAATTTCACCAGATTTATATTTTGCTAATCTACAGCCTATTCTTGGCAACGAAGATATTGATGATGTTGACTTAGAATCAATCGGAAGTGAGTACGATAGGCTTTCTGAAAATGAAATCAAAGAGTTTGCAATAGGGTCAAGAGTTGTGCCTAATATTAACAAGTGGGTTCTAAGAAATGGAAATACTGTAAGAGAAGAGCCTTATCACTTAAACGCTAATAGTGCTTTTGGTAGAACAAACTTTGCACCGGACCTTGAAGTTACAGAACGTGATATAAAAGCATTTACTCATGAATGGTTCTATATTGAAAACTTACCAGATTATTTAAGGTTCTGGCAGATTAACAATACTTTTAGTTACATTAACTTTATTAAAGGGTTTGATCTAACTAAAGACCTATTTAAGAGAGTTGACTACGACTACTTCGATATGTTCATGGTCGGCGAAGGTCACGAAATTGATCTTTATAATGATGATCCACTTGAACGAGATTCAAGTCTTTTCAATATTAACAGTTATGTAAAATCTAATCTACGTAAGAAATACACTATCATTGACAATGGTTCTTCTGAAACTTTTGCAAATACTATATTTAAGGGCTTAAATGTGACTCTTAAATCTAGAAAAGAGTTTGTTAATAGCGTAGCTTCAGAATTTGTAAAGAATACCGAGTTCAACGGTTATAAGTTTAGTATAATGGTTAAGGTTAACAATCAAGCTTCTAACAATTCAATTGATTTTGAGGTTATTCAGAATAAGAAGTTTAAATTTGTAATCTTCTATATTACGTTGAATACGGGTGATGTTTGGGCATCAGATCTAAACAGAAAGCTATTCTATGAACTTAAACACCAACTTAACTATAACACAGTTACTAATAAATACGTTTATGCTGATATAAACATTTCCGGCGCATTAGACTTAAAGGCTATTAATTTTAACGGTTTAAGTCCTTATCGAGTTTATGGTATTGACCATGCGGATGGATCAGTTTCTAATTTTGATTCTCAAATATCTAAGAATACTTCAGGTACTTATAATAATATTGTAATTGACTTAGGTGCTATTGGTGAATATCAAGTACAAGTCTTCTCAGTAGAATCTGATAGTGAACTTTTCATACAAGGTAGACCAACTAAAGTCGGAGGGTCTGTTAGCGACCCAGATTATTATTTAGATACAGTTGCTTTAAATATTGCTGATCTTAAGAACGCAACATATACTTATATTGGCGGTGGTTTTAACGCACAGCAATTGATACTTAATGAATTAACTGCCGGTAATGTCTCTAAAGTACTTAACAACAACGATGACAGAGTTACTTATACAACTATCGAGAGTGATGGAACTGTAAATAATAATAGGTTTACTATTAACTTTAATGATGGTAAAGAGTTTGTTAAGAAGGTAGATCTAACCACAGTTGAAGACGTTGATAAACCGAAGAGCTATAAATTATTAAGCACTGGTGTTACAGCAAAGTTGACTATAAGCGATCCGGTCGCTGCTAAAGAGAAGTATTATGATGATTATAATAAGTCTAAGAAAACAATAGGCTATAACATCGTAGCTACTAATCCATACTATGCATTCATGGTAAGACACTCAGGTGATTATACTATAGATCTAGAACCTGTAGTTACCTTTACGGACATTTATACACACTTTAAAACAAATAGAAAGCACTCTACTCTAGATTTACGTGAACAACTATTTGAGACGCCTCTATATAAACACAGTCTGACTAGTTCAGCTGAGATTAACGTTGCTAGATCTTACTATAATAAATTCAATAGATGTGGTGTTGCTTTTAACGTTGGTTTTATTAAAGACTCAAACGTGATGAAGGTGGTTCAAGGTGAAGCTATTGTGCCTCAGGCGTCAACACATGATTTAGGTTGGGGTAAAATTAAGAACCATTACTATCATAAGGTTAATGAGATTAATCCGAACGGTGTGTTGAAACTGACTAAAGGTGGAGACTTTTTACCTGTTTACCCGGTGATTGATGAGATAGCAATTGACTACAAAGATGTTAATGTCTTTAAGTCTTCTTGGGAAGATGGATATTACACAAGGTCTCTGGCAGGTGGTAATAAGGTTAACGTTGCGGGTACTTTTGATACTGCAGAAGAAAGATCTTATCTGGGTTCTACGGTCATGAAACTACAAGATGCTTATTTCTTAACAGAGTTTACAGTTCAGTTTGCAGGCTCGGAAGAAGAGCTAGACGATATTTTAAGAACTAATAATAATGAGAATGATGTTGTAATCTACGAAGACGATCAGACACTAATTGCTGACTTCTACATGAATGACGTGGTCTATCAAAAATTAAGTGATCTCGGTGCTTTAAATACGCTTTCTCAGTTTATTGACCCGGTAAAGTCAATTGGTGATAAGACTACGCTGAGTGATGATATGCAGGACTACGTAAACAAGAACTTGATTCAAGCGTTTACAATTGACCAGATTGACCTTTGGGTAAGTAGATTTAAAGGTGCTCAGTCTAATATATTAAGCACTTCAAGTCTTGAGGGTCTAGATGACGGCGGCTTTACTAGAGATCAGAGCTTTACTTATAGCTTACATGGTGATACACCGCTAAACTTCAGGTTGATATATAACAAAAGACTAGGCTATTCTTACAATATTAGACCTATGATAAAAATACAGTCCTAAAATGGCAATCAACATAAAAGAAATATTAACTAATGATAGCGATGTAATTAAAGTTGACAAGACTAATTACAACTTTGATCAGCTTGTTGCTAACGGCGGTGGACCGATCGGGATCAAGGGCCAGAAAGGCGAACTTGGAGGTGTCGGTACAACAGGAGCAAAGGGTGAAAATGGTGATGAAGGAGCAAAAGGAGCAAAAGGAGATACTGGCGCTGATGTTAACAACTGGGGTAGAATAAGCTACGACAGCGCTACAGACGCTGATATATTAAAACCGAAGAGAGGTGGTACTACTGATGAGCCTGTTTCTATTATTCTAGGCGATGAAGCCTATGTATACGGTGTAACAGATGGTATTGACAATCCAACTGCGTGGTTAAATATAGTTTTACCTGATAGTCCAAAATACAGTAATTATGCTAGTTTTTTAAACAGCACTTCTTCTGTTTTAAATCTTACAAGTTCAACCCAGTCAAGCGTTGATACTTACCAGATTAGCCATGGAACTTCTACAAATAGTGTAGACTTTAAGATAGACATTAAGAATAGTTTATACTTAAATGCACCTGATTTAGTGCAGATTACATCTAATACTGCGATTAAGCTTAATGCTGCTAACAACAATATTACATTAGGGCCAGATACTGGTACTTCTTCAGGTCTAATTGACTTAAGAGCAGATAGTGTTATTGCTAGAGGTAATTTGACAGTTGAAGGTACTACTACTGGTTATATTAAAGTGCCAAATGGTACTACGGCTAATAGACCAACCGGTGCTTATGGTATGATCCGCTACAATACTAATTTAGATGTTGGTCATAGCAGTGATAAAGGTAGTTTAGAGACTTTTGTTCAGCACCCAGAAGGAGATTACTGGAAGCCTTTGGGTAATATGGTAGACGCAGACGGCGATACTTTTATTACAGTAGACTATGCTGAAAACGATGGAACTGATAATGTGATTAGACTTAATGTTGGTTATCTTAGCGGTAGTTCTTACTTAACAGAAGTTGTTGGTACTTTTGGTGAAACTGTAAGTGATGGAACAACAGATATTGATAGAGTATTTAAGTATAACAACGTTATTTATGCAGCTGATGATATTTTAGTGGCAAATGATTCTGGTTTAAGGATTAAGGAAAATGGAGCAACACCGGGCGGTAGTCAAGTTGCTGCACAGAATAGCGGTGCTGCAGCTGCTAATAGAACTTTAGCAGATTACTTTTATAGAGAAAGTGCATTACAATATGACGTTGATGCATTTACTGACGGTACTCCATTTACTAATACGGTCACTGCTTCTACATCTAGCTACAGAAGAACAAATCAGGTTATAAAGGCTCTTGGTTGGGATCCGTCTGTTGGAAGTACTCTATCAAGCGCAAACGTAGCTATTATCATTGACCACAATAAAACAAAAATGTCTTATGTTAAAGTTGGGCATATGGTAACGGTTTGGGGAAGAATCGATTATTTCCCTTATTCAATAGCCAGTACTAACTTAAGTACAGAAACACCAGATATTAATTTTGATGGCACAAGCGGATCATCTGGTATTACTACACCTTCTAGAAGAGCTGCATTTGCAATAGGTAAACCAGCTACTTTCCCATATACTTCTGGTCTTACAGATACTAGAGTTGTATTCCCAATATCTGTTAGTTTAACAGCACAAGACGGTACAGCTGCTAGTGTTGGTTTTAGATATTTTGGAGTTATTGAACCAGGTATGAATGTGTTTACAATTATACAAGTAGATGATAGTACTGGTTTTATACCTGACGAAGCGTCAGAATCAGCCGATTCACACCACGCTAAGCATTTAGATATTGATGATTTAAAAGTAACATCAGCTACACCAGGTGAAGTTATTACATTAGAGTATAACTTTAGCATGCCTACTGATATAAACTCATATGATCTTAGTTCTAATTCTCTTGCTATTTACACTGAAGCTGAACTTACACAAAACCAAAACCAAAACCAAAACTAGGGATGATAACATTAACGTACGTGTTAGATAAATTAAAAGCTATTTGGCAGAATAAGCAACTCAGGAACTTCTTGATAATTGTTCTTGTTGCTCTATTATTCTTAAAACAATGTAATCAAATCTCTAATCTAAAAAGAGAAGTCGATCAAGTTGAAGAAACTGCAAATAGAAACTTTAATAATTACAAGGCAGCTCAAGATACAGTTAGACTTTTAGAACTTAAAAATGGTAAGCAAGCTGCTACGATTAAGAGTTATGAGTTTGATATTGCTAACCTAGAAGAAGAACAACATGGTTTAATAGCTAAGTACCGGGGTGTTTTAGATATTAATAAGGACTTGAACAAGGTTAACACTCTTCTTTCGGCAGATATTAAGATTAAAGATAGTTTGCTAGCTGCTATTTCTGTAGAAAGAATAGACTCAATTACTGATAAAGTAACGTTTGATAGATTTGATGACTTTGGTCATGGCAATACTAGGAATTTAGCCGGTAGTATGTTTGTTTATAGGGATGGAGATAATCTACTGTACAGGGACGCTATCTTTTCAATTCAACAGGAAATGAGCCTTTATGCTGCGATTGAAGATGCTGATGGAGATAGCCAAGATGAGATTAAGATTACAACGGACTATCCTGGCCTTATAATAACTGACATTGAAAATATAAACCTGATAAATAGTAAGTTGAACCAGAAGTATGAGAAGAAATCTGGCTGGTCTATAGGCTTAGGCGTTGGGTATGGAGTAAATTTAAACAATAACCAAGTAATTAGCTATGGACCTAGTCTAGGCATAGGTCTTTTCTGGTCACCTAAATGGTTAAGATTTTAATATGGCACAATCATCAAGATATTTTAGAATAGACGACGACGTACTTTTAGAGTTCATCTATCACGATCAATCTAACCCAAACGCGTATGAGATTGACGTAGACGATAATGGCTCTGAAGTTATGTTCTTGGACACGGACCAAGGCAATCCATTTGCTCAAAGACACCTGATCTCTGAATTAGGTGGCGACGTTGTCAACTTCGATGTAACTGATGATGGAGCCTACATTGCAGTTGAAGGATTTGCCGCTAGAACTCTACTATTACAGAACGGTAAGACTTATAAATTTAACGTAAGCGCTCTTGCAGTACCTACAGACTTTGATATTGAAGGTACATTAGGTATAAAGAGTTACGATGTGGTTGCCGGAGTTTTAACGTTTGTGCCGAATACAGACGGCCAAACTAGTTATACTTATCCAAATAGAGTTGGTGGTAAAATTACAGTTGACCGTAGAGCTAATCCACTGTTCTCAAACCCAGATGAAGATACTGGCAATGACGTTAACCAGACATTAGGTCGCTTTCATGCGGTACAACATCTAGATGATAAAACAAAGTATGCTCTGATTGGTTATGACTCAACTGGAGTCTACGCTAAGTATAATTACATAAACAACTCAACGGATTGGCAAGGATCAAACTCAGGCGATCTGGTGACCAACCAGGCGGCGAATACACTTGCTATCAACTATATCAAGTACGATACAATTAGACTACATTTAAGAAGTGGCTATTCTTTCGCTGCTCGAGGCTATGAGGGTTTCTTGTTTGAAGTAACTGCCGATAGAACTTCTGGCGTGAAGAACTATCTAACACAGTTAGTCTACTTGAATCAGAGTAACTACGAGTACGCTAATCCAAAGCCTTTTATTCTAGGTGAGACTCTCTACTCTAAGTTTATTGAAGTAAAGGTACCAACTCTAGTACAGCAGAATCAAGAGTTCTTAGATAGGTTCTATGGTGACGGTACTCAATTCTCATCTGACGTTTCACAGACTTCAAACTACGGTATTAGTTTTAAGCTAATCGATACTCTTTCAGCTGAAGCTGGATTTGACTATATTTACACAGGTGAAGAGAATAAGTTTACGGTTTCAAGAGAGGATGAATTCCAGGACTTTATGGTTGTAGTTGAAGACGCTGATGATGGAGATTACTTTAAGATCTACGGTGAAAAAGATAATTCAGCTTCTAATTTTGAGGGCTATATCCTGAATAGAATTCAGACTAGCCAAGATGATATTACAGTCTTCTTTGACATCGAAGTATTTGAACAAGTTGGTGTTTCTAATATTAAGACGGCAACTGCAGGCTTTACACAATATGAAGATTTTGATACTCCAGTTGTATATCGACCAGTTATTCAAAATGCAAATACAGCGGTTAATTTCTCAATTGACGTAACGATGAGAATTTACAACCAGACTGATAATACTCAAATCGTAAAGAGAGCGAGTTTAACAGTACCTCAGGCTGCGAAATACGGTAAGACTTTACAGAAGGTTACAATTAGCTCAGCTAACAAATTATCTGAGATTTATAATGTGTTGCCAAATACAGTTCCGAATAGAGTTATTCAAGATGTATTGACAAATGCACTACCGAGAAGTACAAAACAGGTAATTGCACTTGTTGAAAGACATAATGTTGTAACAGCTTCTGCTCCAGTACAAGCGGTACCTAGTCTTTCGGATCCAAATACAATTGAAATCGAAGACGTAGAAGAAGTAAGCTATGTTAGTAATAAGCAAACAGTAATAATAATACCACCTTTTACAACTTATATTAAATTTAAGTTTGCTAAAAAGAAAGGCGATGATCTGGAATATATCTCACTAAATAATATTGAAAACGTTGTCCTAACTGTTGGTAGAGGTGAAAAGGCTCTTAAGTTTAACCACTATCCACATAAAGACATTGAGATGATCGACGGTGAAGTTCTATTTAAGATTGATGAAGGAAATGCTAAGATCATTAATGGCCGTAACAGAGGTAGATTCTACATATCTCTGGATAACGGTAACGAAGAAACTATGTTAACAACAGGAAGATATAGAGCAGGCTAATGATATTAAACAGTAGAAATAACTTATTTGACTTTCGTTTTCCAAGAAAGTTTGTTCCAGAAGAAGTTGCTGAAAAGTATAAGCCTTATCTGAATAAAATTCCAGGTGGTCTTTTGGCAGAGCCAGTAGACTTTGTGAACTATTCAATCCAGGGTTTAAATATTCCTGGAATTAGTTTTGATCCAACGACTCAAGCTGATAATGATGGAACAACAAGATACCACAGAGGTGCTATTCCGATCCAAAATACAATTGATCGTCAGTTTACAGTGACCTTTCAGTTATTGGATGGATATATAAACTACTGGATTATGATGGACACCTTGCTCTATTATTATGCAAGAACCACAAAAGAGCCTTATATTCAAGGATTGACATTAAGGATCTTAGATTCAGAAGGAAGCAGTGTTGCTTATATGCAGTTTGAAAGAGTTATTATGAACTCAATTAACGAACTAAGTTTAAGCATGGCAGACAACGTGGCGGAATTTAGCACATTTGAGGTTACATTCTTCTACAATAAATTAAACTTAAGGCTAGAAATAGAATAAAGATAAAATGAAGACATTTAATAAATACTTAGTTGAAGAACATGTGACAGAAACCGACATGGAACTAATCAAAGAGGGTTTACAGGAAGAATGGACTCCGGAATTAGAAGCTAAGGTTGATGCTGCTATCGATGAATTCATGAAGCAATACGCAGATGCTGATGGAAACTTAAGTATTGAAAGGCTTAATGAAGAGATGACTAATGAAGGTTTTCTAGGTTCTATCTTAGGTGGTTTAACAGGATACGCACTTGGTAAATCAGTTGGTAAAATGGTTGCTAAGGTATTGGGTATTGAAAAAGGTGTACTTTATGACTTGTTAACTTCAAGACTAGTCGGTGCTGCTTTAGGCGCTAGTCTTGGTAAAAGATTCTAAATGAACTATATCGCAGTTGACTTCTCCTTAAACTCTCCGGGTATTTGCTTATATAACGATAAGAGTAAGAAGTATAAATTTATTGGTTACATTAAGCCGAAGACAGGCACAAAGAAAGAACAAGCCTTACAAGAAGAATTAGGCATGTTGCAAGATGTAACGATGGTGACTCAGCCAGATTTTACAAATGATGAAAACTATTCGGGCTCTGAACTTGCAAAAGTAAAGCGCTACGATCGAATGGCTGATGAAATAATTAATCTCATTCTACAAGAGTCCTTTCCAGGCGACTCATTTACTATTGCATTCGAAGGAACTTCATACGGCTCAAAGATGGGTACTAACAATATGATCGATATGGCAGCCGGCGCAGCAATCTTAAAACTAAAGATGTTGAAAGTTCTACAGCCGGAAGATTTGCTAACGGTCGCTCCGACGACAATTAAGAAATTCGCTGGTAAAGGTAATATGAATAAGTCTCAAGTGTTCGATGCTTTCGTTGCTAATTCAATAGATGACAAGTCTCTGCTTAAGAGTCCATTCTACGCTCGGATTAAAGAGCTAGACTGTGGGAAAAAGGTGCCTAAACCTGTTGATGACCTCGTCGACGCTTTCTTTCTTGCAGCCATGATCTCTGCTCCAGCTCTAACCTAACCTTATCTCTCCCCGAAAAGACATTTATTATATGCAAGCCCTGGGGATTTGTTCCAAAAAGGTTCAAAAAAACTTCAACTTTTTTCAGTTGAAACAATCTGTTAGCTAGATATATAATACATGCAAGCAGATTATACTATGACGAGTAGATGTTTATGCACGGCAGAATATTTCCAGCTTAATAGCATTCTAACAAATATGGTGTTACACGGTTCGATCTCAAACGATGATCGCGAAGAACTACTACACAAAGCGAAGTTGCTAAAGACTGAGGATGGTAAGTGGAAAGATTCAAACGGAGACATATTAACTCTCAACTCGACTGAAACAATAGTCTAATTGCAACTATAAGGTTTGAAAGTAATTTCAAGGAATTAAACATTTAAAAAGTAAATTAAAGTAAAATGAGCGACAATTTTGACATTTTCAATTTGGGCGTAGAAGACGTAGAAACGCATCAGCCCGCAGCAAACACTTCAGCAAATGAAGTCTACAAACCATCAGCCGACGACGGCAAAGATGGAACTTACAAAGCACTAATCCGCTTTGTTCCTAACCCAGAGAATCCACGCAACTCTCTTATTCAAAAGTACGTACACTGGTTGACTAATTCATCTGGTGAAGGTAAACTGGTAGACTCTCCAAGTTCAATTGGTGAGAAATGCCCGATTGCAGACGTATTCTGGAAATTGCGTAAAAGCGATTCTGCAGTTGATCGTAAAGCTTCAGAAAAATTGAAGCGTCGTCAACAGTACTACGCGTTGATTAAGATCATTAAAGATCCACAAAACCCAGACTTAGACGGTACTTACAAAGTCTTTAAGTTCGGTTACAAAATCAAAGAGAAGATTGACGCTGAGTTGAAGCCAGACTTCGGTGAACCAACACAAGTATTTGACCTATTTGAAGGTAAGAACTTTGAGTTGATTATCACTCGTCAAGGTGAATACAACAACTACGACAAATCTAAATTCTCTTCAAGTCAGTCAGCTATTATCTTAGGCGATGCTCCGGCAGAACGTAACAAAGAGAACATGGCTACTATTAAAGAAGAGCTAGAAGACGCACCTTCGCTTGCTACGTATGACTATCAAGCGTGGGACGAAACAACTCGTGCTTTCGTAAACGACGTCCTTAGAATGTATCTAAATCCAGGTGATTCTATCTCTGAAATCTCTAGCCCAGCACCAAAGAAAAGTGCAGCTAAGGCAGAGCCTAAGAAAGAAGAACCAGTAGCAGTTGAAGCAGAAGCAGCTAGCGCAAGCAGCTCTTCTAGCGTGAACGCAGATGATGATTTAGATTCTTTCTTGAATGACCTCGACATCTAAACTTACTGATGACTTAAAGGACAGAATAAAAAGTACTCTTAAAGAAATAGCAGTACAAGAACATTCTGCACCTAATAAGCAAATGCTAAAAGACATGCCAGGACGAATAGTCTTGGCATGTCCTTATTGTGGTGACTCGCATACTGATGACACAAAGAAACGTGGCAACTTATATTGGGACACTTTACAGTATCACTGTTATAACTGTGGACATCATACGAATATCCACACAATGGCCAAGGACTTTCAGGTTCGGATGGGCCAGAGCCAAGACACATTTAACGTTATTGACTATATTCAGAGCAATAAGATGAAGGTGAAGCAGTCAGATGCTTTGCAACACAACATCTTAAAGAAGCTAAACGATATTGCAATTACAGTTGATGAGTTTAAGAAATTTGCACATGCGGAAGAGGTTCAACCTGGCGACTGGATCTGGTTTAAACTAAAAGAAAGACTCTTACATAATAGAGCCGAAGAGTTTCTCTACTCACCTAAGACCTATAAGCTCTGGATCCTAAACTTTGGCGCTAACGGTAATATCATTGGCGTACAGAGTAGAAGAATGAAAGGCTACGGTCAACGTTATTTGACCTACGATATTGGTAAGCTCTATGAAGAGATGAAGAAAGAGCATGGTCTGACTGAAGATGAACTGGCTCGAGTTAACAAGGCATCTACACTTTTCGGTATAATGCAACTTAATTTCCAAAGAGACGTTACAATGTTTGAAGGTCCTCTTGACGCCAAGTTCATGAGCAACTCACTTGCACTTGCAACTGCTGGTAGATCGACAGAAGAGTTTGATGAAATGGCAACTGTCAGATATATGTTTGACAACGATAAAACAGGTAAGAAGAAGATGATTGAGAAGCTTAAGAAGGGCAGACCAGTCTTTATGTGGCAGAAATTCTTACAAGATTTTAAGCTAGATAAATATGATATAAAGGATCTAAATGATCTGATGTTGAAATGTTACGAGCTTAAAAACGACGCACATAAGAAGATTAACGATTATTTCACATCAAGTCAATTAGACCTATGGTACATATAGATGAATTAATGATTGACAACGAATTAGACGATTTTTATAGAGACCGCGACCGATTCAAAGGTCATAAGCTCTTAATTGACTTTGAGCAAATTGAGCTTAAGTTTACACCAAAGGATTTTAGTGCCGGCAAGCCAAAGATGAAGAAGAAACAGACGGCTGCCAAGTACATAAAACCTAGTAGAGACAAAGGTTCTCTATTTTAAAGATATATTGAATGAGCAAAGAAAAGATACTAGAGCTTGACAAAAAATTAAGCACCCAACGCACCAACTGGTCTAATAAGATTAAAGAACTTGCCAAAGGCCTAAAGAACATTAATCAACTAGAAGATGTAATATCGGAAGTGTTATCTACAAGACAGATCTTGATAGACAACATGGCCTATATTAACATGAAGGTAAAAGAGCAGAAAGCCACAATTGGCTCTAGATACAGAGAGGCATATATAAGATACTACGAATACGACTATAAACTAGGCGAGAAGCAGAAAGAACGCTTTATTGAGACTGATCTCAGAGATGAGAACATGATTCTTTCACACCTAGAAAATCAACTTGAATTTTTGAAAGAGTCGGTTAAGACTCTAGATAATATGGGCTTTGCTATTAGAAATAGGCTAGCTCTAAAAGATCTATAATAAGAGTGGAACTTACACTAACGGAAAATAAACAGCTATTACGAATTGACTCGGCTACAGACATGGAGCTCGAGCAACTCAACATATCCTTAAATAAGAGGATTGAATCATGGCGTTTTAACCCGTTGGTAAAGAAAGGTCTTTGGGATGGCTACATCTCATATATTAAAGACGATACGTGGATCCCGTCAGGCCTATGGCGTGAAGTTATGTTGATTGCTAAAGATTATAACTATGATCTAAAACTGAACGGCATCACTGAACTATTTGACCGCAACATTCAACAAGAGGCTTTTGAAGAATGGGCGTTAGACTTTTTTGACGGTCACCCAGACGGTATCTCACCTAGAGACTATCAGATGGACGCAGCTTTTAACATCCTAAAATTTAGGCGCTGTTTAGCAGAGCTGGCTACATCAGCCGGTAAGACCTTAATCTCATTCTTGACTGTGGCTTATACGTTAGAGAAGCAGAAGGCCGAGAAGATACTCTTTATTGTACCTAACGTTTCGCTTGTAGTTCAAGCATCTGAAGACTTCTTAGATTATAACTGGCAAAACAGAGTTAGTATTAAAGTACAGCAGATCTACAGTGGCCAGAAGATTAGAGCTGGGCGTAATGTTGTGATCGGCACATACCAGTCGCTTGTTAAGAAGAAGGCTGAGTACTTCGATCAGTTTGATGCAGTTATCATTGACGAGACGCATAAAGCTAAGTCACAGTCCATTAAAACCATTCTATCTAAGTGTAAGAATGCAGACTATAGATTCGGACTATCAGGTACGATCCCTAAACCAGGTTCATTGGACCGATTAACCTTAATGTCACATACAGGCCCTGTAATTACAGAGGTGACTGCCAATTACCTACAGAATGAAGGTCACATTGCTAAATGTAATGTAAAGGTAATTAAGATGGACTATGCTACTGAGTCTACAAAAGAGGCTTTTAGAGAGATGGCATTCAATAAATATGAAAGCAAAGATGTCTTTAAATTTGAACAAAATTACGTTATCAATTCGCCAGGTAGGCTCAACTTTATTTGTAACGTTATTTCCAGAATACCACGCAATTCCCTTGTACTTTTCCACCGCATTGAACATGGTCAGCGTATTTATGAGAAATTGCGCCAAGAGAGTGACAAACGGGTCTACTATGTCGACGGCGGTACCGATAAAGATATTCGCGAAGAATACAAGAAGAAGATGGAGGCGGGTGAAGAAGTGGTGATTGTAGCCTCTTATGGTACATTTTCGACCGGTATTTCAATTAAAAAGATCCATAACATATTCTTTACAGAGTCGTTTAAGTCTGAAGTTATCATTCGCCAGTCGATTGGTCGAGGGCTTAGACAACACTCTTCAAAAGACTCAGTTAACATTATAGATTTTGTAGATGATATTAGTCTGCCGGACTGGGATAACTACCTGATTCGACATGCTAAAGCTAGACAGAAGATCTACAAGGAACAGAAGTTCAAGTACGATATTAAAAACGTCACTTTTGAAGGTGATATATAATACTGTAATAACAAATTTAAAAACAAAGAAACATATAATGGAACGATTAGTAACATTTGAACAATTTGCTGAGCAAAAGGCAAAAAAAGATCAGGTTCAACTTGAGGAAGAGTTGAATGCAAAAAGGGAAGCTTCAGCAAATAGCTTTAAGGACTTATTATCTGAATTCGGTGTAACTTCAATGAGTGAATTATCTGAAGAAGATAAGCCTAAATTTAACGAGAGATTAGGTACTTTAACAGAATCTGCACTATTGCTAGAAGGCACAAGATCTCAAGTAGGGAAGATCGATAAGAAAGGTAGGATTACATCGGTCTATGTACACTATGATGGTTATCCAGACCACATGGTACCAATGATTAAGAACTACGACAAGAAAGGTGTTGACCAACTAGTTAAACTAGGTAAGTCTGGTATCTCATATTTAGACAAGAATATCGGTAAAAAGCAAGACTTTAATAGTCCAGTAAGGGGAACCACTCTATTCTACGGTAGAGATCGCGGAGAGAACAAAGATATGACTACTACATGGACCAACGCAGCTGACATTAAAGGTTACTTTAAAGAAGTTGCTAATGACGGTGGAGCTGAATACGTTTATCTATATGATGAACGAGATGGAAAGTGGTACATGGGAGATACTTATGGTAGCCCTGTATTACAAGTAGTTGAATCAGTAAACGAGGCTGTTATTGCAATCAGTGGTAAGAGAACAGCCAAGAAAGTAGCTTTAAGACTAACCAGATTATTTGATACCAAGTTAACAGCTCTTGCTGCGGATAAAGTAACAATGCTAGGCTTCTTGAAAGAGTTATATTTCTATGCAATGGAAGACGCTAACTTTTCACGCGAGGCCAATGTGACAATGAACATGATTAAGGGTAAGATTAGCCCGCTAGAAGTTAAAGTAGAAGGCTTGGATGGTGAAGTTATTAGAATTTCAGCTAAGACGATAAAAACTATAGCAGACAAATACTACTCAGATCTTGCAAATGCAGGTGATTGGTCAGGTATTGGTATTACTGAAGGTTTTGCAATGTACTTAGATCAAATCGGAGAGTCTAACATGGCACAAGCACTTCTTGACTCTTTTAATGCACAGTTTGAAGGTGAAGAGAAAAGAGTTTCTAGAACTGAAAAGCTTTATGAATTATCACAGAGATTAGAATCTACCAATGAGGCTAAAGAATCAGTAAACGAAGCTAAATACGATAAGAAGAAGCTTTTAAAGTTAATCAAGAATCATGATGATGCTGAAATCCTAGTTAATGGAAAATGGTACATCATCTATAATCCAGATAACGGTAATGACGAAAACACAGATATGTGGAATGACGATTCAGTATTTGCATTAGATCAAGATGGTGAAGAGTTTGAAATCAATTACAAAGATATTGAGCATTTTAAAGAGTCTGTTGAAGTAAACGAGACTGAAATTAAATCTGATGATGAATTCAAAGAATATGCATTCACAATACTTCAAAAAGCATTTGGAGCAGACTTTGATGAAGCAAAAGCGCAAGAAGTTGTCGATGGTATCTTAGGTAAAGTTGATGGCGATTATGGTAAGGCTGCAGGTATTTTGCAAAGCTCACTTGGCTAATCAATAAAAAGAACTACAACAATGAGAAAATTACTTTCATATCAAGAATTTTTAGTTGAGAAAGCATCTGCTCCGGTAGATGCAAATCTCATTCTAGAGGGCGGTGCAGCTGGTCATATGTCGCATCCGTTCGACGAAAAAGAATTGACATTTGGTGACTTTAAAAAGATCGTTGAGTTTGGCTTAAGAGGCGAACTTAACTTTGAAGAAGAAGTTACCGAAAAGACCGACGGACAAAACTTATTTGCAACTGTAATGGATGGTGAGGTTAAATTTGCCAGAGGTATTAATGATATGAGGAATCCAATGGATCTAAAAACTTTTAAACAAAAGTTTGAAGCACATAAAAGTCCACTAGTAAGAGATACTTTTCAATTCGCAGCAGAAGATTTAGCAAATTCATTAAATAAGCTACCAGCAAAAGACTTAGAGGTTTTTAATAATGGTAAGAGTTTTATGAATATGGAGCTAATCTACTCGAAGAACCCAAATGTAATTTATTACGACAGGGATGTTATTCAATTCCATGGTATTAAACATACTGATGGTGATGGTAATGAAATAGGAGATGAAACAAAATACGCAGCATCAATTGCAAAGGTTCTTAAAGACCTTAAACTTGATATGGGTAAAACATTTTCAATTATCCCACCACAAATCATTAAAATGGGTAAGGATATTGACTTCGATGCAAACAAAGCTAAATTCCTTAAACAAATTGAAGATCTACGTAAACAGTACAACTTAACAGATGCTGATGAAGTTTCTATGTATCATGAAATGTGGTGGAGAGAAACTATCGATAAGAACTTTCCGGATCTAACACAAGATCACAAAGAAGGACTTTTATTAAGATGGGCGTATGATGATAAGAAGACTCTTAATATAAGAAGTCTTGATAAAGAGTTAGGTAAAGATAAAGCTGCTCTAATTAAAAAGTTTGACAAAGAAGATGTAAAGAAAAAACAAAAAGAGAACATGAGACCTTTTGAAGATTTATTTCTTGAACTAGGTAGTGTTATCTTAAAGAACGCATCTAACTTTGTGGCTGCTAATCCAGCTGCAGAAATGCAGAGACTACAAAAGCAATTAAAAGATGAAGCGGAAGCAGTTAGAAAAAGCGGTGATGTTTCGGACATTGAAAAAGTTGCTAAAGAACTTGAAAGACTTGAAAGAATCGGAGGTATCGAATCAATTATACCAACAGAGGGTATTGTCTTTAGATACAAAGGCAAGACTATGAAGCTAACAGGAACATTCGCTGCAGTTAACCAGCTTATGGGTTTTATAAAATACGGTAGATAAAACATAACACATGGCATTACAAAACCTTAAGACATATTTTGAGTCGACTAACAGAAACGACTTCATGCAACTTCTAGAAAACACATGCGTTGTTTCTGAGAAGATTCAAGCATCCTCATTCCACGTTAGAAAAACTAACAGCGGTTTTGAGTATTATAAGAGCGGTTCTAAGGACGCAATGAACAAAGTTGATAGAACTATTGTAAAGTACTATGAAAATGCCATCAAGTACTTTAAATCAATTTCTGGTGACATTGCTGAACAGATGCCAACTGACTGGAAGTTTGGCTTTGATTATATGGTTGATAAGAAGACTGTAGACATTGAATACGACAAGCTACCAAAGAACCACCTGATCTTAACGCATATTCAGGTGATGAGTCCTAGCAATCCTACTGAAATCAAGAAGGTGGTTAGAGACCCAAACATTCTTTACAAGTGGGCAGATATTCTAAGCGTACAGAGACCTCAAGTTATTTTCCAAGGTAAATTGTCAGACTACCAGAAAGAAGATTTGGTTAAACTTTTAGAAATGAGCGAAACTCAATTCAAGAAAGAGTTTACAGACGCTTCTTTTACTAGAAAGATCTATAATATCTTTAATAAAGGCTTGAACTCAACAGGTCTTAATCTAGATTTAGAAAAAGACATTGACTCTTTAATCTTAAACTTCTTTGACGGTAAGTCAGTTAAGAACTTTAAGCTTGAGAGATTTGACAAGGCTGAAAGAGACAGCCGCAATCCATCTGACATGTATCAGATCTCAATCTTAGATCTAGTAGAATACATCTCACAATACGATATTCCTAGCATTGAACTTAAAGAAGATGATACCGACATAAGGTACATCGAACTTATTTCAATCCTATTTAACTCATATGTAGAAAAGCACGCAACAAAATATATTGGTGCTAGCTTTGACTCAGCAGACTTTGCACAAGGCGAAGAGTTTGCACTCAATACTACATTTATTAAAAACGAAAAGACACTATCACTGGTTCAGAAAGATGTTCTAGCAGAGCTTTACAAGATTGCGCTGGGTTCATTTAGAAAGAAGAGAACTAAAGAGACTGATATTATCAACGCTGCTTTAATGGAGCAGATCAACGAGATCGTTGCTAAGATTGAAGCTCTAGTGATGGGCGAAACAAACGAAGGCGACGTTATGAACTTCAACACCTATCTAAAGACACAGAATTTACAAACACAAGTAAGCCCAATTACTGAAGCATTAACTGTTAAATATGCTGAACAAGGCAAGAAGCCTGTTAACATGTTCGTGGGTAGATTTCAACCATTTACGCTTGGACATGCTAAAGTGATTGAGACGATTAGTAAGCAGAATGGATTCCCAGTAGTTATTTTTCTAGTAAAGGCAAAAGCTAAAAAGAAAGAAGATGCTTTTAAGAGACCTTATGATGAAGATCTACAGATTGAGATGCTAAACAAATTAAAGTCAAAGTACCCAATTAAGGATGTATATGTAATTGAAGGTTC